TTCGCCTTTTTTCTTTAGTTCAGCGATTCTGTAGAACTCGTCTTTTTCTAGGTAGCCTATTACATAGCCGTACGTCATGTCTAACGACACATAACACCAAAGATAGTAGTCTGTTTGCTGGGTGTGATTAAACGCGCTTATATTAGCGTTATAGTCGCCTTTTGGTTCGTGGTTTGATTTGATTGTTTTAACGTCTATTTTTTTTCCGTTACAAATTAAGTCATAGTCGTAGTGTCCGACATAATCTACGTGGTTATTTCTTAAGTCTAAAACTTGCATAGCTATTAATTCTCCTAGTGCGCCATGTACTTGACTTTCGCCGTTAGTTATTGAATTCTTTAAACATTTAAAGTTGTATAGGTCTTTTGCTTCTTCTATTTGTTCGGGGGTTATGTATATTTTTTTCATTCTAGTTCCTTTATTTTAGATTTGTATGTTTGAATTATTTCTTTTAACTCGTCGATAGTCCATTTTTTTGTAATATGCGCTCGTTCTTGTAGTTCTAGTAGCTTTTGCGCTCCGATTTTCTTTTGTATGCCTATTTGGTAGTTTAGTAAGTTACCACTTAAAAAGGTGTTACACGCTTCACATTGTAAGTGACAATTATCTTCGTCGAATCGAACGTTACTATGTCCACCTTGACTATAGAAATGTCCAGCATTTTTTTTCTTTGGTGGTAGGTTACACGAAATGCACGGTAAACCTTGATCGCGAAGCCTTACGTATTTGTTAAAGATTGTTTGCGCTTCTTTAAGCCAGTCTTGTAGTGTTTTCAAGTCTTGTTTCATCCGTGTTTTGGTTTCCTTCCACTGTCTTGTCTTGACTTCTTCTACGAAGGCTTTAATACATTCGTCTTTTAGACAGAATTTAGCATTAAATTTAACTGGTTCAAATTTATCTTTACAATTACGACAACGTGGCATATTCTTTAAGTTTAGATTGGTAGGCTAAATGTGCTTCATATTCTGAATCGAAATAACCTAGATGTTTTAATTTTTTGTTTATTTGAATACTAGCTATATATTGGTTTTTTATTTTATGCCAACAAACGCCAGTATATTTATTTCTTTTTTTGCTTTTACTTATGTTTTCTCTATGTGTTACAATTCTAATATTTGACAAATTATTGTTTAATTTATCATTATCTATATGGTCAATTACAGAGTTAAATCTATTTGGGACGTGATTTAAAAAAGCCATAGCCATTAACTGATGAACTCTTTTACCTTTTACTTTACCATTTTGTGATAAAGTCACAGCCCAATAATTATTACTTAAAGATTGTTTTAGTATTCGGTTTCTTTTCAATGAACGAACTTCGCCAATTTCATTTACTTGATATTCATTTTCGTAGGTTGGTATATCTTTCCACATATCAGTCGAATTTTATGGTTTCTTTTATCCAATTTCTAAACTCTAGCTGTAAATCAATCTGTTGTTTAAATATTTCTGTGCTGTTTCCGTCTTCTACTCGTAAAAGTTTGTTATCTACTTTGCGTATTTCTTCGGCTAGTATGTTAGCTTTACGCTTTAAGTCTTGTTTAAAAACGAACTGGTCGTTAAGGTCTTCGATGAAGTCGGCTAGTACGGGTAATACCACCGACAAGGCTACTAATTTGTGCTGTTTAGTCATAAGTCAAGGTTTTTAAATTTGTTTTCGTTTTCTAAATCGTTAATCTTTTCTTTGAGGTGTCCGTTTATCTGCATGGCGTAGTTCATTTCGCGTCCTATCATGCGCATTTCTAGTTCTAGATTGTAGACAGTCTTTTCTATTTCTGTTAAGTCTAGTTCTACGTCGTGTGCGCCTTGAATAAATGCTGTAGCGTTTGGCTTCTTTGCTTCTAGGTCTTCGCGTGTTAGTCTTATCCGTGTTTTAATCGATTGTAGTTTGCTTTTTACTAGTAAAAGCTGTAATGTTATGTCCATTCTATATTTTTTAATTTGTTGCCTAAATTGGTTAGTATTTTTACTTCTTCTTTCATTGGTGCGCCGTAAATCTTTTCGTAAACATTTGGTGCTTTGGTAATTTGCTCAAAGTAACTTAAGCGTTCTTTATCGAACCATATTTCTATTTTACCTATGTTTCCGTTTGAACGTGGCTTAATCTTATTAAAGTAAATTTCAGCTAGGTTAAACGTTGGGTCTTCTCTGTGTACGGTTATCATGCACTTACCAGAATTAAACCATTCCGAACCTCCTTTTAAATCGTATGGACTCGGTGGATTACGTTTACCATTTTCCTTTTCCGTTAGTTTTGGATGAATTATTGTGTGTAAATGTAAACCGTTGTCTTCTGCTATTTGATTTCTGTAAGGTAAAACGTATTCCAAGTATTGCGCGTAACCTCCGTAGTCATTATAAGGGTGGTTTAAATCCTTCCAGCTGTCAATACTGGCCGTATGTAGTTCGTCTTTTTTTTGTATTTCTACAGCCATGTCCCAAAATTGAACTGGTGTTAACTTCGCCTTAATGTCAGCACGTGTCAAAACTTTAAAATGATTTATAACCCAATCAATAGCTTGTGTAATTTCGCTGTCTTTAATTACGTTGCGGTCATCTGGATTAAAACTTTTACCCGTTTTTTTATGGATTAGGTCTGCTATAATTTCTACGTTATTACCAACGTCTGGAAAATAAACTAAATGCTTCCATCCGTAAAACTTTGACGTGTTCATTAAGCATTCCATTAATACTTGTGTTTTACCGCTCATTGGAAAACCAGTCCAATCTGTGCAATTACCTAAAGACATAGAGTAATGTTCGTGTAGCGACTTAAAACCTAAATACTTTCCTTTTTGGTTATAGTTATCTCGGTGTTTAAATAAGTCCGTTATTACGTCCCCAGCTTCGGTTATTTTAAATCCATTTAACTCCATGGTGCTTTCCATTTTTTAGGTTCGTTTATTTCTTGTATAGTTTGTACTTTATCCCAGAACAAACCTTGCCATCCATTTTCAATAGAATTATTAATTACGTGTTTGCATTGTTCGTTTGAATAGCTTTCCATCTTTTTTAAAATAGTGTTTATTGTAGCTTGACTTAATGCCTTACGAATTGATTTTCTGTAGTCAATCCAAGAATCTAAAATTACTTCTTTTTCATTCTTTTCTTTCTTATCATTCTTGTTTGTTGTTGATGGTTTGTTAGTCGTTTGTTGATTGTTTGTTAATGGTTTGTTAGTAGTTTCGTTTTCATCTTGGTAACATTCATATTTGCAGATAGTTACTATAGTAAATTGGCTTGTTGATTTTACTTCAATTTCGTTTGTCTTTTCCAACTTTTTTAAAATGGTTCTTATTTGCTGAATACTTATTCCAGTAGCGTTAGAAATGTTTCCTAAAGATGAAATAAATTGCCCTCTTTTTACATCGTTACCTTGCCATTTAGCGTCTTTGTGGTTCGCTTTAATCAACATATACAAAAATAAATGTACCGCTTCGGACTTATTAAACCATTCCCAATCTAAAAACTTTCTGTGTATTTTAATCCATCCGCTCATTCTGTAAATTTAGTAATAAAAAAACCCTCGCAAATCCATCGGGTCTCACTTCGATTTCATTACAAGGGTCAATAATTCCTTTCGCTTTATAATGTGAGACCAAGCGTGTACAAATATAACGTATTTATTCCATTAAAGTTGCATCGTTATCTAAAATATTGTATCGACCTTCTGCAATCCATCGTTTAACACGTAGTAACTTGTAAAGACTGGTACACCCATTAACGTCGTCAATGATATTTCTAGGCTGTAGTATATACTTTGAGTCAACTAGAAAGACTTGGTATTCTCTAACAACGTCCATGTACTCGTCTTTATTGTATTCCAATAGATTCTTATGTGTTTGGATATTGTGGATCACAGACGCATGATGTTGATTAAAAAGCGAACCTATTTCATTGTAGGTAAGTTCTTCTTTTCGTAGCTGGTTCATTAAAAAACACTTTTTGTAAATGTTATGCTTTTGTCGGTTACGTTTGTTTAGTTCGTCGCGTTCAATTAGGTAAGTTACGCGTTCTATTAAGTCGTTTTTCATATTGTTTCTATTTTAAAATGTCCCATATTAAAGCGACCAGTTTCTATTAAATCAAATTTTTTGTAGTGTGCTAAATTCTTGGAATTAAATATCCATTCTTGGACGATTGTCAATCCGATAATATAAGTTAATTTGTATTTCATAGTTTTTACATTTGTTTTTTTATACTTTTCCAATAACGTAAATAAAATTCCTTCATTTCTATATCTGTGTGCCTTATTATTTCGTGTTCTTCTATCATTTCATTAACAACTATTAAAGCCATTTTTTTAGCTTCGTCCATAGTTAGTTTTTCAAATGTTTTTAAACACGTTACAATTAAATCATTTCTTTTATCTATCGGAGTCATAGGCTTTGATTAAATTTTATTTCACATATTCTTTTGTAAAGGTCTTCGTTAAAAGACCCTCGTATCGTTTCTGCAGATGATTTGCTCGTCCAGAACTTCAGCATCCTTTGTAAGTTAAATACCATCGTAAGACCATTCATATTCGTTTCTATCTAAATCGTTCATCTTTTCAAATGACTCATTGTAAAACCAAAGCGTTTGATTTCTAAACTCTTTAACTCTGTCTTGTAGCCATTGTTTATAATCGTCCGTTATTTTAATGTCCCCAGCTTCGGGTTCTGTTTCGTGAAAAAACGTACCAGATAACGGAGTAATAGTAAAATCTGTGTAGTGACTTGTACAATCTTCCGACCATTCAAAGTCGCAAAGAACTTCGTAGTAATATTCTCCGTAAACATATTCAATGTTCATGTGAAAAGCTGACAGCGTGTAGTCTGTTATTTCGAATTTGTGCATCTTATTTGTTTTTAGTAATTAACGCTCCGTACTTTTGTAATACTGGCGATTGAATGTGTTTAACTTTGATTTGCGGTGCTTTGTTCGTGTTTGTGTAGTCTGGCTGTGTAATAACAAAGTAACCTATTACAGACCAAAACATAGTAAATGCAATAGCACCACCGATAAATTCTTTTTGTGTTTCGTTTAAAGTTTTCATGCTTCCAAAGTATTTAATAAGTTGTTAATAGTTGCCCAACGTGTCACAGCTGAATCTGTAATAGCGTCGTTTGCTCCTAGCTTTTCTAAACATTTTTGTACTTCGTTGTACAATTCTTGTTCTTGTGCTTTAATAATGTCAATCATTTCTTTTGCATTCATGGTAGTTAAAATTAGTGTGCGTTACCGAGTCGCACCCCTCAATTAAATTATTTTACTTGTTCAGATATTTTAATTTTTTCAAAAAGTAACTCTTGTGCTTTTGCATAATCATTTAATTCTAAAGCCCAATTTATTTCATTTTCAATTTGTCTAATTTGGTCTTTTAATAAGTCATTTAATTTAATTGTTTTCATAGCGATTCGTTAAATAATTTCTGTAAAGGTAGTCTATATTTCTATATAAACAATCTTTTCAACAATTATTTTCATTTTTTTTACAATTATTTTTAAAATGCTTGATTTTACTAGGGAATTTTTACGCAAATTTTAGCCACTAAATCAAAATAGTGTCAAATGTTTGTCAAGTTATAGCCTTATAAAAGTTGACAAAAATAAGGTTATAGCCATAAAAAAAGGGCTACCAACGTTATGGCAACCCTTCTTATAATACAAAAACTAATTTAACTGGCGTAAATATACGTTAAAAATAGAACTCGTTTATAGATTTTTGTTCTTTTCCGTAATTAAAATGAATGAATCCACTTTGTCCAAGCTGAAAGTTTGTAGCCACCCAGTTACTAGATGGACTAAAAGCTGGATAGTTATAATATTTAAACACGTCACTACTAGACGAGTCGAATAAGTATAAATGACTATCGCCTTTTTCGAATATTATTTCGTAACCCTTGTTTAAAAGTTGGTTCGTGTTTAAATACCCTACAATTTTGTTAATCTGGTTCGCGTCAATCTTTGGTCTAAAACCGAACTTTAAGTTATGCGTATCTTTTCCGTGTGTCGTAACAAAGCAATGGTTTCCGATTAGTTCGTGGTCTATAAACAAAGTCTGGTTAGTTACAAAGACATTATCTAAATCGCGTTCTACATAGGTTTTGACGAACTGGTTAACAAAGTAACTAAAGTCGCCAGAGTGATTATCGTTACAAATATTACGCACATAGATTTTATCGTAGAATGGCGAAAGGTGTGTAATTAACATCGTCTTAAACAAGAATCCAACATCAAACGCTTTCTGGTTACTCATGTTCTGCGGTAACGAATGACCACCACGTGTAGTTTGTCCGTTAAAGCCGTCTAAATAGTCGCCTAAATCAAGTATGTGTAATACGTTAGAATTCTGTTTAGCTAGTGTGTAGTTAATCATTTTATTTAAACGCTCGAATAGTATGTCTTCATTCCATTCCGATGGGTACAAGCTACGACCTTTGTCGCTGGAATCCATTCCTATATGTACGTCTGTAAAAACTAACTTATCGAACTCGCCTTCGTAGACCGTTCTTTTTACTTTTTCCGTGTTTAATTTGGGTGCGTTTTCTAGTAGCTTAACAAAGTCTAAATCAACTTCTTTTCCACTATTAAAACTCGGATTTGCAAAGAATAAACTTGCGTCTTTTGTCTTGATCCATCCGTGCTTAACGTCGTTTTCGTTTAAACCCATTTCATTCGACTTGTCTTTTATCGCGCGGTATTGCTTTATTAAGTCAAATTCTTGTTGATTTAATCTAATTCTAGGCGTTTGTTTTTTATTCATTTGAATAGTTTAGAAAGAAGTTTTAACCTACTTCGAAAGGTTTCACTAATCGTCAGCTTAACAAGTAAGCCTAAAACGAATGCAATGATAACTAAAAACCAACGTGTTTTATATTTTGTTATGTACTTATTTTTGTACTTGACTTTTAAAACGTCAGCTTTTACTAGTTTAGTTTTGTATCGGTAAAGTATTCTAGTCTGGAATCGCGTTTGAGGCACTTTATAAGACTTATAACGAACGATTGTATCTTTTTGAACTACTATCCTTTCCCAATAAATTGAGTCGTTTAAAACGTACGGAATGGAGTCAATAGAATTTATGCGTATTGTGTCGCTGTCTTGTCCACAAGTATAGCCTTTTTTCATGGCTTTTACTACGTGGTAATGAGCCGAACACGAATAAAGAAATAAACTAGTAAGAAGTATAAATAGTTTTCCCATTTTTTTTGGTGGCTTTAAGAACTTGTTTTCGATTGTTCGTTTTTTTGTAGCTAACGTGAACCCATGCTGGATTTGAATCCGTACCGAACTCCCAAATTAACTGGTCAAAAACTAAATTATCTTTTATGAAGTGAAAGCCTTTAGCACCGATGTTAACGTCCATAGCTTCAGCCATCGTATGCTGTGAATTTTTTGCGCCACCACAAGCCTTGTTCGTAGCTACAGAACGGAATCCACTATTAATTTTAATAGGTGTATTTAGGTACGCTCTTAATGGTTCGAATACGTTTTCGCATAGAAGTTTAGCGCGTTCTATTTCGAACTCGTTCATCTTATTAGGAATAGACCTAGCTATAGCCGTCCCAGACCCTTCGAATTCTGCTATCGTTACGTGTTTACTTAAGTTCATCTATTTGCTCTTTAGAACGCTTTAAAAATGAGATAAATTTATCCCAAACATTTACGTTTGTTACGCTAAAATAACTTTCGTTTATGCTTTTAACTTCTGTAATTACACAAAAGAAAGTAAACGCTTTGGTTAACGCCAAGTCAATAGCTATAAAGTGACCTAAAATGTCAGCTACTACAAACTTTTCTAGTAAGAAAATGAATACAATCGCACCCGAATAAAGCAAAGACTTCGTTATGGTGTGGCTTAAACGTCTTGAACGTATAGAACACCAGCCATTCTTTTTAACACTACGCCAGATACCGAAACACGTATCTAAAACTATCGATAGAACGGCTATTAAAACTAAAGGTGCAACGGGTGCTAATATTGCAATAGTAGAAATAGCTAGAATGGTTAACTTTGTCTTCATTAAAATACCATTATTTGATTATTGTAACCATTATCGTTATATCCACGTCCACATCCACCGCCACAAATACCCACACAATTACACGCGTCAATCATTGGGCGTAAATCTGTGTCGCGGTTTTCTTGACTGATAAATAAAGGGAATGAATTCTTGTTTGCTAGTAAATAACGGATTAATCTTTGTTCAAAGAAACTAGCTTTTTGTGCGTAGTGTTCCATTCCGAAAGCTACTTCAGCACGTGACACCGAACCGCTGTTATCTCCGAATTGTGTTTGAAGACCTTTGTTTTTAAGTTGGTATGTAAGTCCGAAAATAGCGTCTTCTGCTGAACGCCACGCGACTACTGGCTGAATGAATCCTACTAGCGTTTCTTCTTCGGGGTTTAAAGTCTGTGCGTTATAATCCGAAAGTAAAGCGTTGTAAAACACACTACCTAGAATCGGTTGTACTCTTAAGTCCGCTTGTGTCTTAATGTAAGGCGTTACGTCTGTTACATCTACGTTAGCTGTAATAGGTGTGTTCGTCTTTAAGTAGGTTTCTGTAATGAAATATAACATTAGATAGCTGTTTGTTGGTTAGTTGGTAACTCGTCGCCACCTTCGATAGGTGCTAGACTTGCAAGGGCGCGAACTTCGTTTACTGTCATGGTGTTTAATACTTTGGTAGCTACTAACGGACTCATAGCGTTTAACGCGTCTTGTGTTTTACTTGCGTCGCCTTCTATTTCTACGATAGTTTCGTTAATGATTTGGAAATTCTTAATAGTAAATTCCGCTTTAAGTTTAGAAATAGCCAAAAGTTCTGTAAAGATTTCCGTAACCATTTCACGCAAAGGAATAACAACGTTTTTTTCAAAGATAACGTAGGCTTGTTTAATGTCTGCTCCACCACCTAAACTACCAGTAGTACGAACACCCATTAAGATAGGGTCGATTGTGTGCGCAAAACATATTTGCTCCGTGTTTAGTCCAGATGCTTCTTGAAATAGTTTGTCGTTTTGGTTTGTAGGTATGCTTTCAATCTTTGGCAACTGGTCTTGTGAATTCGCAAAGAATGCAACGCCCTTTCCAGCATTTTGCGCACCTTTCATTCTGTCGATAGTATCTCGTAATACTTTCTTTTCTTCTTCGCTCTGTGGACGTTTTGGGAACATCATTGCAAACGCTGGGAAAATACTATTTTGAATGTTTGATTTTGCAAAGTAGGAAAGTTCGCCACTTAAAAAAGCAAAGTTTAACGCGCTTGTGTATTGTGGCAACGGATAGTAGTCTTGTCCGATAGCGTCAATTTCGTATGCGTAAAGCTGACATTTATCCGTGTTTAGTGGGTGGTATGCTGTTACTGGGATAACATCGATTCTACTAGACCAATCGTCACATAAATAATAACAATCTTTAGCACGGTTAACGCGTACCTTTTCTGGACTAACGTTTTCCATTTTAACTACTTTGTTTTTTTCGTCAAAGTAAATCTTAAAATAAACTCGATTGTGTAGTACAATCTGTTTTGTGACTTTACGAATTGTCTTTGCTAACTTTAGTTTCTTTTCCCACGTGTACAAATCTAGCTTTTCTTGTGGCGTTAGCTTGTCCGTTCTTAATTCGTAACCCGCTCCGATTGTAGCGTTAACTTTAAAGTCTACGATTGCTCCGTGTAAAGGCGAAGTAAAGTAAAGTTGGTTTATTGTTTCGGGAAATAAGTTACCTTCGCCGAAAGGAATCCAGCCAGAAATTTGGTAACGTCCGTTTACGTAAGGTAGCGACAAGTTTCCGTGTCCTATCCTAGCAAATGGCGTACTAAAAGACTGATAGCCTTCTGTGCCTTCTATCACTTCTGTTTTAGCTGTTTTAAATCTGTCAAAAATTCCCATGTTATTCGTATATAGAAGAAACTGGAACGCCACTAACTACCATGCGCCCTTCTTCGATTAAGTTTAAATTATCTGTGTTCGTGTTTATGTCTACGGGTATCGGACTTTCAAATACTAAATATCTGTATTGTCCTTTTAATAGTTCAAGGTCTACGCCTTCTTCCATCGTAAATAGATTGTATCTATAAGGATAGTCCGACGTATCGACACCCTCCCAAAGAATAGGGTCTATAGCCGTGTTAAATTCGTCTTCGAAAACGAATAAATAAAAAGGGTCTACCAACGTTGTAACTTCGGTAAGAGTCAAAGCAAACGTGTTAACTTGTCCTTTTTCAATGTAAATCATAACTATATTATTTTAAATTAGTCACTTGTTTAAAAAACAAAACCCCACCATATAGGTAGGGTCGTTTAGTGTTACCTTTCTAGAATGTAACTTATGCCAATAAACCAGCAATAATAGTAGGGTCTACTTCTAGGGATAAATCGGAATTTTCCGCAGTTAAGACCAAAGAATATTTAGAACCATCAGCTCTGGCCGTTCCCGAACCTTCTCCGTATGCAGAAACTTGTAAGTATGGGAAATACCAGTATTTACCGTTTGCGTCGCCTACTACAGCGTTCAAGTATTGTTGTCCAGCACCTAAAATTTTAATTGCTTTAGACTTTTCTTGGTCGCGTCTGTGGAACATTAAGTTAATTGTTTGAGTAACGTAAGAAGAACCATTTACTAAATCGATAGCACCTTCTTCTGTGTAGTTACCCGTGTTACGTTTGAATTCCAAAGCTACGTAAGGCTCTGTGTGTGTGATCGCAGTTACTTCGTATGACGTACCAGTTTCCAAAGTAGTTACCGCAGTAATGTTATCTTGTTGGTTAATTAGGATAGTATAAATACCCCCGCTATTCGGGTCACATCCTTTAAGTATTTCTTGTAATGTAGCACAAGCCATGTTTTCTATGTTTTTATGTTAAAAAAAAAGGGTGGGCGTTCGACCCACCCCTATTATTTAGTTAGTTAAGACTAGTCGAAACAAACGTTATATACTACGATTTGGTCTGGGTTCGTGAAAGAGAAACCAGCTTTCAAGTTAGCGCGTGTACGTAAGTAAGGCTCTGCTACTGTGTCAGCAAGGTTAACCGCACGTAATGCTTTAGAATCTCCTTCAGCATCGAATGCGTAGATAAGGTCTGTTTTCAAAGCAAGTACCATAGTGTTAACTGGCATACCTTCAGCAAGAACGATTTTGATTCCCAAGAACGTAGGAGCTAATGGTGCAGTAACATAAGTTAATGTATTTCCAGAAGCCGCTGCGATTTGATAGTTTACGAATACGTCGCTAGAAACGAACAAACGTAAGTCAGCACGTTTAGACTGAACCGCTGTAGGTGAATTTTGAAGTACCGTAGTCATTCTAGCCAACACGTTAGCAGAAGTGATAGCGTCTGTGTAAAGACCGATAACCGCTGTATCTGCACACAATTTTTTCATGTAACCGTCACACAAAGAAAGAACTGGGTCTAAACTTTCTGTGTCACCTTGCCATCTAATTAATTCTAAATCGTTACCGATACGTCCAGCCATTTCATTCCAGTAGTAAGACATGAAAGAAGCTACGGTAAAATCTCCGTTAGAACCTTGTGACATTTGCAAAGCTAAAAACGATTGCTCGATGTCAAACTGACAAATTTGTGACATTGCACTCAAAGCACATACGTCGATTGTGATAGCGTTTAACTCGTCGGAAGGTGCTGTGAATGAACACGTTGAAGGCGCGAGAAGGTTACCGAATGTTACGTTTGCAAGTTTAGTCGCTGACTTGATTCCCGGCAAAGTACGATAGTTGTCTGCGATGTCTTCTGTTAAGTACGCACGCGAGTAAAACTCGTCTGGGTTTGGGCAAAGAAGCGCGTTAGTTTCGACTTCTAAATTAAATTTAAGATTTCTCATTTTTTTGTTTTTTATTTGTTATTATTTGTTACTTGTTTTAAATGCTTTGAACTTATCGAAAGCGGACATTTTAACATCTTTCGACATTAACATTTCGTCTTCTTCTTCAGTTCTTACTAACATTTCTTCCATCGTGTTTTTCAAGTCTGCAATCATTGCTATTACAGCGTTGATGTTTTCTTCTACGAATGGGCGAACGATAGCTAAAACAGCTTCTGTGTCTACAGCTGGGTCTACAGCCATTGCAACTTCTTCTGTAGCAACTTCTTCTTCTACTACTTCTTCTTCTGTTACCGCTGTGTCTTCCATAGCTACTTCTTCTGTAACTTCTTCAGTTACTTCTGCCATAGCTTCTTCTACTACGTCTTTGATTTCGGTTACTTCTCCGTCTTTTACTACGTAGATTTTACCTTCGATTGTGTGTTCTCCGTCTGGGAAATTCATATTATATCTGTTTATGTGTTTACTTAATTTCATCCCTAGAAAGCCTTCGATACTAAAACCTACTTGTTCGTTTTTTACTAGTTCGTTATAGTAGTCTTTGTCAGTAACTTGTGCCGTTAGCATTAAAGTTCCTTTAGGCACATCTATTCCGTAGGTAGTGAAGGCTTTGTCTTGTCTAGGGCTTTCTACTATCCAAGATTCTAAAATATATGCTGGTACGTTTTGGTCTGTGTCATGTTCCAAGTTGAACACGTCGCGATTTTGTAGGTCGCGCATAAACTTAACGTAGATTTGTTCAATCGTGTTTTCGTCGAAAGCCACGTAGTAGTCTCCAGCTTCATCGTCACGTCTATAGATTTCCATAGGAATCATGGCTGGTGCTGTTACTCGGTACTTTAACTCATCGGAAAAGAAACGTTTTACGTCTTGACTAAACGCCATTCCTTTAACTTTTATGGCTGGGTTATCTGTGAATGCTATTTGCGATATGCCTAAATCTTCCCCTTCGGAATATTCGGGGTCGATAGTAATTTTATAAATTGGTAGGTCTTTCAACATAACCATATTAGATTAATTGTATATTTGTTCAAAATTTATATTATGTTAGAAATATTAGGAAAAGAAATTCTGCATGAAATGGACGAACTTACCATCCAACAGTTCGAAGAAATTACGGACATTCACGCAAATGAAAAACTAGATGTGATTGAAAAACATTTAGCGGTGTTTAAGTACATGGGTGTACCAGAAGAAATCGAAGAAATAGACTTCGAAGTTTTTAAAGAGTACGTCGATAAGTTTAACCGCGCTAAAATGCCATCGTCGGAACTTCTTAAACGTTTTGAAGTTGACGGCTACACCTACCAAGCCTACGAAGACGATTTTAAGTTGACAGCTAAAGACACGAAACTAATTGAAAAGATTTTAGGTAATAAACACAAAGGTTATATTAGCGAGGTTTTAGCTGTGTTATTTAAACGAACTGACTTATCTAAAACAGAACACTACACGGACGCACACATTAAGCAAAAAGCTAAATTGATTCGTGAACTTAAAGCCGAAGTAGCTATACCTTATTTAGTAGCCGTAGCAAACAAAATAAATAACCACGTACAAAAGTCGAATGAAGATTCCGAAGTCGTGGCATGATGTCAATCTATACCAGTTTAAAGAACTTCGTCAACTAGACAGAACGCAAGGGTATTTTACGTTTCAAGTAGATACCCTTTCTGTTTTATTGGACGTAGATGCGGACGAACTGGAAGAACACGACATAGACGAAATAAACGAAATGTTTAACAAGGTTAAATGGTGTTTAAATGAACCACGTAAGAACCACAAACAAGAACTAACCATAGCAGATAACGTTTATTCGTTTAAGGATTTTAAGAAGTTAAGCCTTTACGAATTTATCGACCTAGAATATTTCTTATCTAACGACTATATTACGCATATTTCTCATATAGCGTCCGTGTTTTACCGACGTATTGAACTAGATAAGTGGGAAAATGTAGAATTTGAGCCGTATATTTTTAGTCCGTTTGACCGATACGAAATATTTGACGACGTTAAAGTGACAGATGTTTACGGAATGCTTACGGAATACCTTAAGTATCGCGAAACTTTTATGAATAAATACGAAAACTTGTTTAATGAGTCCGACCCAGACGACGACGACGAAGACGATATAAACGACTTTGATAGTGTAGACGAATACAAGGCTAACAAAGAAGCTGTAGAACACGGGAAAAAGGCTAAAAAGTGGGGGTGGGAGCAATTACTCTACGACCTTTGCGAAGGCGACTTGACCAAAACAGACCAAGTCGGCGAACTACCTTTGATATTCGTTTTTAATATGCTTTCAATGCGTAAAGAAATGGGTTATTTAGAAACCCCTAAAGGTTAACCCCGCGTTAAACTCGCCACCTATAGGCTCAAACGTATAAACTAAACTTGTTTTTTCCCCAAGAATTCTAGCTACTTGTAAGATAGGGTATCTGTCAGCCATCCATTGAGTGTACTGGTCGAATATTTCCGCAGTCGTTCCGTTGTTCTGTAGTTCGGCTGTTAGCTTTGCGCACAAGTCAAAAGACGCCATGTTTACCGTTCCATTATTTAAGAACCCAAAGTAGTACATGGCGATAATCTGTATTTCTAAATTACCTAAAGCTGGTATTTGTGCATTGATTCTAACGGAGTCGTAAAGACTACCAGTATCGATTAGCGTTTCTGCTAAAATAATACGGCGTAAAGTCTGCGCAATTTTATTACGTGTCTTATATTTTACGTTAAATACTCCGTTATTCTTGTAAGCCATAACTATATTATTTTTCTTCTTCGCTTGGTTTACTAGCTTCGTTTAAGATGTTTAAAATAGGAACTCCGAACTTCATCGGTAATTCACTTAAGATTTGTTCTAATTGCTTTACTTGTTCTTCGTTTAATGTTAACATAGTCCGTGTTTTTAAATAATTACTACTCCGATTGCTTCAGCGACATACTCGTTCACTACTGAATTATCAGTTCCCCAAGTTAAGAATTGTTCTTCAGTCAAGGTGTAATTGCCTTGAGAAAGTTGAACACCTTCTTCGGTTAGTAATTGCCAATACGTCGTGCAAGTCGTTGCATCCGTTGGGAAGTTCAATACAAGTACGCTCATTCGTGTCGCAGTACCTTCGTTAAGTGGATAGACGATTGGTTGAATCGCTACTCCTTGTGGTGTTGTTGTTTCCATTTGTTTTATTTATTTATAAAGTTATCCAAGATGTGCCGTCATAAAAACACGGACGATTTAAAGTTGAGTCATATATTTGAAGTCCCGTTGCAGGTGAAGCAATGGCGTTCTTTTGTGTGGTTGTCATTCTTGGTGGAAGGAAGCCTTTGTCGGTAGCGTCAATTTGCATCTTTGCTGAAGCGTTCATAGTTGAAGCAACGCCAACTCCAAAACTTGTAGCAACTCCATTATTTGCATCCCTAACAATTAATTCATTCGTGTTTATGGCTAATGCGGGAATGCTTGTAACCGCATTCGCACCAAAATTCAATCTACTTAAAACTCCATAACCTCCATTCGATACGTTTATAACTCCCGTGCCTCCACCCCATAGAGCAAAAGACGGAGAAGCAAAAGCATTCGTACTACCCGCTAAGACAAAGTTAGAACCCGAAGCAACGGTTAAAGAGCCACTCACCCTCGCAGTACCGTTCACATCTAACTTGAAACCTGCATCGGTTGTTGTTCCTATTGCTACGTTACCTCCCGTATTAAAATACGACAAACTACCCGCGGTAGAAATAGAAAATTTAGTATTGTATGAATTATCTTGTAGAATGAAATTAGTTGAAAAACCTCTAAATCTTATTAAACCCGCTTGAATAAATCCACCATTCAAAAGAGTTATCGCATCCCCACTTGCTCCGTTATCAAATCCCGCAGAACCTACAACGTGAAGTTTGTAAGTAGGACTACTCGTTCCAATACCTAACCTCGCATTCGTATTATCCCAATAGAATCCCGTTCCAAACTGAGCATTCCCACTCACCCTCGCAGTACCATTAACGTCAAGTTTGAATCCTGCGTTTGTTGAGGTGTTTACTCCGATGTTTCCATCTATAAAAATTCGCATTCTTTCAAAGCCATTTGAGTAAATAGTTGGAAAATAACCCCCTGCATTTATACCCCACCTAAATTCCCCCGAACCATTATGAACGCCAAAAGTACCTCTCTCAGTTGTTCCCGACCTAAAAATTATTGATTTTAATGTGCTACCTGCTAAACCATTATTGAGAATTAAACCCGTTGTATCATTTATTCCCGTTGGATTGTGATTAATCTCAACAACACTTGCAGGTGAACTCGTCCCTATCCCCAACCTTCCATTCGTATTATCCCAAAACAAGTTAGCTGATTCTTGAACTACATTCCCCGTACCTTCAAACAATACACTTCCAACAGTACCCGAAGTGATTGCAGTCGTTCCGATTGTGATTCCCGTAGATATAGTGAATGTTCTATCTGCTGATAGGTCTTGTGTAGTTCCGTTTATTGTTAGGGTGCGTGATGTTGGGACTTTGCCACTTAACGCAGTATTTAAGTCAGTTTGTGCGGATAGTGTTCCCGTAATGTCACCCCATTCAATAGATGTCGGAGGAATGGAGTCGATAATTTCTTGACCAGTGATAGATTTAGAAACGTAACCCGTGCCGTTGAATTCGGAAACTTCTAGTAAGTCTGTAGCTTCTAGGTTTGACCCCTTCGCTGGTAATTGTGATATTTTTATGCTAGTAGCCATAACTATATTATTTTTTTTAGTTGCCTTGTTTAAGTGGCACAGCGCAGTCTGTCCAGTTGTTTACCGAGAATGTCGCAGTCATTACCCACCCAGCACAATAGTCTAACAAATCATTATTTAAAGGCGTGAATAACGGAATGTCTACTACGTCAAAAGCGTAGTTAGTCGAATTAATAAAGTACGTGTACAAGTCGTATAGAATTTGCTGACAATCGGACAGAATAACGTTAATGTTTAAGCGGTCTTTTTGTATTATGTCAAAGCAATATATTTCTAAAGTAAAATCGTTCGTGTTTTCAGTCGGTGTCGCTGTGACTGGTACGATATAGATAATCGGATAACGTTCGTCTTTCGTAGCAAAATTAAACATTTGCTCTTTGAAGTCACTACCTACCTTCATTACTTGAACGTGGTTATCGTAGAAGGCTGTAATTTCATTTATTAAGGCTTGGTAGCTTGTCATAGTTCTGCGCTTTGTTGGATTTTACTAATTTTTGTCTGTGTGTTTGTTATGTCGGTTTCGGAAACGATTGCTGTAACGACCATGTTTTGATTAGCGTTAACTGATTTCGTACCGCCTTGACTATTTAAGTTGTTACCTTGTCCGAACATTTGGATAGCTGGTGTAGCTTGACTAACCGACGTACTCGATTCTGTGCCACCGCCACCACCACCGCTAGAAGGTGTTCCCGTAGGATTTGATAATAACGCTTTTGCTTTGGCTACGTTGGTAATGATTTGAACGATACCACTTGCGTACTGTGCGATCCCAGCACCACCCGCAGTAACGGCGTTTAATGGGTTAGCTTGTGACATCGCAACTAACGAACTGATAGCTTTTGCTGTGTCGATTCCGATTTGTACTAACGCTGACGCTTTGTTGAATTGTTCTAGTTTCTTTTGGTCTTTAATTAACATACCACCTACCGCAGTAATGCCGTTAGCTATGTCGTTAGCAAAAGCTATTTTAGCGTCGCGTTCGTTCTGTGCTTTTTGGATAGATTCTAGTTTTAACTTATTGTCTTCTTCTAGATTCTTTTTGTCCATTTCAGCTTTCTTTTTAGCGAATTCAGCTTCGATGTTTGTACTATCAACTCCATATCTATTTGCTTCGGCTAGTAATGCGTCGTAGTGATATTGTAAGTCTTGACGTTCTTTTTCACGCGCTGTAAGTCCAGCTTGATAGTTGATTTCTTCTATGTCTTCTTGCTTCTGTGCTTCAGCTTCGTTAAAGGCTTTAATTCCGTCTGCAATACGTTTAGCGTTTGCTAGTTCTGCGTCTGCTATTTTCTTGTTAGCTACTTCTAGTTCTGCTAGTTCTTGTGCTGTGTACAACGCTTTTAATCTAGCGCGTTCGTCTTTTGTTATCTTGTCGTTGGTTAACAAGTCAGCTTGTAAGCGTAGGTACTTTTCTTTCGTTACCGCTTCTTCGCGTTTAGCGTCGTCTGTGATTAAAGATATTTCTATGTCGCGAATAGTTCTAGCTGTGTCTATTCGATTCTTTGCAAATTCTTTTTGTTTTTCTTGACGTGCTTTATTGTCTGCAATAGCTTTGGCTTTGTCTTCTTCTGTGTCTTGGATAGCTAGTAACTTACGTGCGTTTGAACCGTCGTTAATTATTTTCTTTTCAGCGTCGATTTGTTCTTTTAACTTCTTGCGTTTTTCTGCGTTGTCTTTACTAGCTACTTTTTGTAATGCGTTAAGTTCAAGCTGTGAATTGTGTAAACGAGTTCGACCTTCTTTTTCTAGCGCTTTACTCTTTGCTATTTCTAAATCGGTTGTGTCTTTACCCGTAGCTTTTGCTTTTGCTATTTCGAAGTCGTACGCGTCGCCTATTTTTTCACTTCGTTTTTTACTAGATTCTTGTAGCTTTTCGTTTGCCTTACCGATTTTTTCCGCACTTGCTTCAGCTTCGTAAGTAGTTAAACCAATCCAGTCTGTCAAGTCTTTAAATCCTTGAATTAACATATCGATAGGAATCATTAAAGTTTTTAGAACTTTGTCTAGAACTCCGATTTTATTTAGGAACAAACCAATAGCTACCACAATAGCTACAATAACAGCTGTTATAATAAAGATAGGGTTTACTAATATCTGTGCGCCTAACTTAAGGAACGCGCTACCTAGCGTGGTAATTGTACTAGTCATTCCTTTTAATGCCGTAGAAATGTCCGCTTTGTTAATCTTACCTAGATTACTAGCAAATACTTGTGACTTTTGACTAGCTTCTTCAAAGTCTAAAGACATTAAACTAGACTGAATACCGCTAAAACTATTGGAAATTTGTTCGAACTTCGACCCACTAGCAAACACATTAACAGCGTCGTTAGCGTCTTTTATTCTGTCCGTAAGTTCCCCAGCTTTTTTAGCTAGTGCTTCCATTTGTGCGGGGTCAGTCGCGTTAGCTATTGACGCTTTTAATCCTCTTAACTCGGCTTTCATCGAGCCGACGCCCGTAAGTTTTAATGGTATCGTTACTTCGTTCATAACTATATTATTTTCTAGTAGGTTCTAATTTCCAAACTAGTGTTATTTAAAACATTGTCTTGGTGTGAATGTCCGCTCGTTCTACAAGTAACTATAACTACATTTCCGTCCGTGTTTATATAGGCGCTAGTTAAGTAGTCATGTTCTACGTTATTAATCATAACGTAAGTAGTCAGCGACTCGTAAGGAATTAGCGGTGTACCTAAATACTGACCACTTGAAGTTCTAGTCCAAGCTATAAAGTCCCCACTAAATACAATCGCAGTTGGTGCGTTCGTTCCCGTTTGTGTCAAGTTAGCAACATAGCCACCCGTTTGCACAGCCACGCCGTTAATTCTAGGGGTTATAATTCCGTCTTCGTTTAGTGTTTGGTCGTTTCCGATAATTACACCTCGAACGTTTTGCGCTACCATGTTACGTGTGCCGTAAACAGCTACGTCCGAACCTTCAAGAATAACATTTCCAGAAGTCATAGCAGAACGTCTAACGGATTCTAAAGCTACGTTTGTAGTCGTACTAGGTGCGGGGTTTCCCGTGTTAGTTTGGAACGGTGCTAAATCTATTTCGGTGTCTACGCTTATAAGTTCGACTTTGGTTAACTGGTTCAAGTTAGCGTTATAGTCCATTACTTTATTAATGTTCCACCAGCTGTTATCAATCCTAATCTTGTCGTTAAGTTTTAAACTATGTATGTCGCCTTCGTTAAGTTTGAAGTAAGCCGTTAACATTTTACCGACGTTAATTTGGTTAATCGTTCTTCGCCAGTAAAGATTAAATAAAGTATTGTTAGTTAACGTAGCGGGGTTGTAATAGTAAAAGTCACACGTGCCGAAATTTATGTCGAACGTTGGCGTATTTGCGTCGTCAAAGTGCGTAATAGCTGGATAGGTTGTAATTCCAAAAGTACCAGTTACTCCACTTGCCACAAGATTCCAAATCCCGCAAGGTTGTTCGCCCCCATCGTAAAGGATTCTTATGTTTGTTTTAGGTGTCTGTCCGTTAATCATTGGAACGATTGCACCGAATGGCGTTTGTGCTATCGGAGTCGGACTAAAAATAAGTTCTTTCGTGTCTACGTCCCTAACATATTCCGAATCGAAAATGAATTCTTGTTGTCCATAGATTTCGTCTGTAGATTGAAAGAATAGTACGTTAGGTTCGTCCGTGTCTTGTTTGTAAGTTAACACTAAACGTTTACTAGATACGTCTGGTAGAAACTCTAAATTTTGTTCGCGGTCTTTTGCTAGTTTATATGTCCAGTCTTTTTGTGTACCGTTGTCGTAATACTCGTCGCGGTGTCTTAAGATAATGTTATTCGGTTGTTCGGGGTCTACGTCAGCAAACAAATTGTACATTAAAAAGATTGACTTAACGAAGTCGCTTTGTTTAATTTTTTGCGGTACGTATTCGTTCATATTTAAGAAACCACCGATTACGGGTGTGTTACTATTTGGAACGATTTCTAAAGTAATATTTGTAACACTTACATTAACGTCAACTTGCGCGATAGTTCCAGACGCAGTTCGCCAGTAACTATAACCAGTTTGCCAATCGGAAAGAAGACCTACATTAACCCTCAAAAATTCTCCAGTAGTAATGTAACTTGAAGGCGACGTTATTACAGCGTTGCTGTTAAGTGCAGTCGTAGAAAACCCCGAAGGTATAAAGTCGTCAACTAGATAATTTATTAGGTTAGCGTTAGTCCCTACACCCGCACCATTGATAGCTTTTAAATAAGGCGTGAATGTTTGGTTTTCTGGTTCGTAACTAGCTGTCATCGAATCAAAAACGTAAGGTCTTACTGGGTTTGCGTTGTGATTAAAAAAGTTTAGTTGATAAGTTACTACCATTCTAAATTCATAAGACTGCGAAGCTAACGGGTCTGTGTCAGTAGGTGCGGTATAAATGCCCGTAAACGGATTGAAAATACTTTGTGGGTCTGTTAGTTCTGTCCAGTTTATTATCGTTTCACTAAACGTATTAAATTGTCCGTTGCTAGGTTGTGTAACACTAGTAAAGAAATCTGTTTCCGCTGTTACTTTATAGTCGTCCCATTGTAAAGCGTTTTCATCTCCGTTGTAAGGAATCAGTAACTTATCAAATCTAGCTACGCTTAAGTCGTCCCATTGGTATGTAAATCCCGCCGTGTTAAATATCCTATCGAAATAGGTTTTAGCGTAGATAGCGGGTTTCATTTGGCGTTGGTGGTAGTTATTACTTCCAGTAGTCGAGTAAGGTAGGACGTATTTGTACCCGTCGACCACCGTGTTTCCAAAAGTTGCTACGATTCCGTCTGTAGTTTGGTAGTGGTCAAGGTCGCTGAAGTCAAGGTCGTTTAATTCTTGACTATTCATAGTCGTAAATAGTTCCGCTTTGGTGTCCTTTATTAAGACTTCGTAGTTAACGATTTGTTCGTGTGCGTCCGTTAGTTGCTGTTTGTTTACGTTGATTAACTGAAGCAAAGCATTATCTAGAATGACTACGTTATTTTGTACGACTTGACATTTCGTTAAGGTCGCAACGTTAAAAGTACCCGCTTCGATATTTACGTCGTAGTAGTGGTTTAATAGTTGGTTATTGTTATCTGTCCCCGCAAGAACGATAGTCTTTGAGAAAGTACCCGAACGCTTTGATATGTCGCGTATGTCGCCTACAGAAAAGTTTAGCGGGAACGATACGTCTTGTCTTACTTCGAGTACACCCGTTTCAAGTATTATTTTTACTATGTTAACCATTTACGTTATCGTTATTTGCTAGTTTAACTACTATGCTTTGTTTGATTAGGTTCTTGTTTCTTTGTTGGAATACTTCGAAGCTGTTTGTTTGTACGATACATGGAACGTATGCCGTTGACTCTGCGCTGTGGTAAGGGCATCCGTCTTCGTCTAGTAATGGCACACCTTCTTCGGTCGTTACGTATTGAACCAACTTTAAAAACGTCTGTGGACTTGTCACAAGTTCTTGGAAGTAGTCCGACATTTCTTGCGTCATCCAGTTAGTGTTTAACTCTAGCGTTTTAGTTACGTTTATGTTGAACGTGTTAAAGCCGAATTCTTGATAGTTGTAACCCCACTCGCCATCGGTAACGAATCCTTGAACGTCTTTGTTAAACTCGTCGCGTGTTACTTCGCCACGTTCGTAAGACTTAAGCTGAAAAGCAAACGATGAGAACGAACCTTGTCTGTCAAGAAACGAAATAACGTACTCGTTAATTTGAACACGTCGGTCGATGTTTACTCGGTACTTCTGTGAAAATTGTACACCGCTTTCAGCATACCAAAAGTCATAGTATTCCGTATCTGGTTTAATCATTGGTAAGACACCAGTAACGGGTGTAACGACTCCGTAGTTATTACAGCCGACAGCTATTTGAACTATTGAATCGTTATTTACTACATTCTTGCGATAAATGTCGCCGTCGCTGTTTTGGAAGTATATGTCTTTACCGAATCGCGCACGGGCGTTTAACCATAGGTCTTGTCCTAGTGTACATTGGAAGTCTGTTTGTGGCTGGTTCGTTAACCAATACTTTGTAACGCCATTTAAGCGTGTGTCTTGGTCGTTATATACTACAAAGTCAATCCATGTTTCTGCGCCGTTAAAGACTTGTCTACTTATGAACTCGGTTATGTCGTAGGTTACTACTTTTCGGTTATCTGCGTAGTTAATAGTTCCGTTTATGTTTACGTCTGTGATTGAACTAAAAGGGACGTTTACGTCAATCCAAGTTCCCGACACAGCTATTACCGTATGTAGACCTTCGAGTAATGGGTTTGCCGTACCGCCGTCGTCTTGTAAGATGTTTATTTGGTCGCCTACTTGAAAGATGTTAGCTATGTTAATTCGTGTATTCGTACCACTTGCCGTTAACGCAGATGTGTAGTCTACTTCGTACAAGTATTCTTCGCCGACTTTAACATCGTAATTGTAGAACGAATTAACAGCGTCTAGGTCTTGTGTGATTGTAGGGTCGAAGTCCCACTTAATGTAACTCGATAAGAACTTGCTTAAGTCTATTTCGCCGTAACCAGTCGAAAAGGTCGGTAAGACTTTAAACGTTCCTTTAAGCGTTGCACCATTGTAAACTTGGTAGATGTATCTAAATCCAGTTTTGTTTTTGTTGGTGCTGTCTACAATGTACTTAATCGGATTATAAGCGGGTGTAAAGCGTTGCGGTTGTGCTATTATTGATTGTGCCATAACTATATTATTTTCGGTCTATGTTTAGGTTAGAACGCGTAATATGCGTCGTCCGTAAAGTATTGCTCTTTTATGTAGGCAACGGCGTAACGTGTCGCGTCCATAGCATCGTCCCAAAGTTTTACGGGTTCGTCGCGGTGTCTTAAGATAATGTTATTCGGTTGTTCGGGGTCTACGTCAGCAAACAAATTGTACATTAAAAAGATTGACTTAACGAAGTCGCTTTGTTT